GAAACCGTCGAGGCTGGCCCTGTAGAGGTTGGCCCTGTAGAGGTTGGCCCCGTAGAGGCTGGCCCCGTTGAGGTTGGCCCCGTCGAGGCTGGCCCCGTCGAGGCTGGCCCCGTCGAGGCTGGCCCTGTAGAGGCTGGCCCCGTCGAGGCTGGCCCTGTAGAGGTTGGCCCTGTAGAGGTTGGCCCCGTTGAGGTTGGCCCCGTTGAGGCTGGCCCCGTCGAGGTTGGCCCCGTTGAGGTTGGCCCCGTTGAGGCTGGCCCCGTAGAGGCTGGCCCCGTTGAGGTTGGCCCCGTCGAGGCTGGCCCCGTCGAGGCTGGCCCCGTTGAGGTTGGCCCCGTTGAGGCTGGCCCCGTCGAGACTGGCCCTGTAGAGGTTGGCCCCGTAGAGGCTGGCCCCGTTGAGGTTGGCCCCGTTGAGGTTGGCCCCGTCGAGGTTGGCCCCGTTGAGGCTGGCCCCGTCGAGGCTGGCCCCGTTGAGGTTGGCCCGGTTTGCAATCGCCCACTTGACCGAAAGCCCGACTTTCACCGATCCTTCTGCATTATCGGCGCAATCAATCTCGGCTGTAAACTGGACAGCACCCGACCAGCGATTGAGGATATCAAACTTCATTCCCCGCCCTCCATATCGTCAACAAGGCATTGCGCCTCGTCGCGGTCCATGCGGATGCGAAAGGCACGGCAACCGCTGACTATGGTGACAATGGGGCGGCGTTGGCGGGGGCGGAATTTGATGGTCATGATTGCACCTCGGGCTGAACAATTTCGCTATCTGGGTGGATCGTTAGGTTAACATCAGAAATCGCATGGCAAAGCTGCAACCTCGCCCGCATTTCGTCGATCACCAGTATCGCCCGCTTGTAGGCTTCTGCGATCTGCTCCTGCGTAGTCAGCAGCCCATATTCAAAACTGCGGCGGTCTGCCTGAAATGCGTAAACCCGATCAATCAGGTGTTCTTGCTTTTTCCGTGCCATCATCGTTCTCCGTTGTAAGGGCGGGGCTAGGCCCCGAGGGTCAGTACTCAAGCCCGGTTTCGGCAGTGTATTCGGCGCGAAGGGCTGCGAACTTGGCAGGGGTGAACACCACGTCATAGCGGGCAACACGCGCAGACCGACGAACGGCTACGCACCAGTTGCGGGTTCCAATCTTCGCTTCGATCCAGTTTGCCATCGCGTCGTCTCCTCTGTGGCGTTGTGCCTATGGGAAGGACTATGCCGGAAAACTTTTCGCATGGCAACTGAAAAGTTTTCTTGCAACGATCTTTTTTCTATGCCAATGTCTGCGGCATGAACACACCTCACCAAATCATCGACGCCCTGACCGCAGAAGCGGTTGCATCGCGTCTCGGCATCACCAAGGAAGCTGTCGGCAAGGCGCTGAAGGCTGGCAAGTTGCCTGCGCCCTGGTTTGACACGCTTGAACGCATGGCGGGCTGCGAGTTGCCACGCCACGTCTTTACGTTCAAGGGTGAGGCATGAGGTTCTTTGTTGGACTTCACCAGCCGTCAGACGCCAAGAACTTCAGCGCGGCGTTTATCTCTGTCAACCGCATCCGCAACCGCAAGTCGGCTTTCATTGTGGGCGATTGGATCATGGACAGCGGCGCGTTTACCGAGATTGCCACGCATGGCCATTATCGGCACGGCGTCGAGGAATATGCCGAACAAATCCGGCGTTGGAAATCATGCGGAAACATGATTGCGGCGGTGGCGCAGGATTACATGTGCGAGCCGTGGATGCTGGAAAAGACGGGCCTGACCGTTGCCGATCACCAGCGGCTGACGATTGAACGCTATGACGCTTTGGTCGCCTGCGACACGGGCGCTTACATCATGCCAGTTTTGCAAGGCTATGCAGCGGCTGACTATGTGGCCCACATCCGCGCATATGGCTCCAGGCTGGCATTTGGTGCCTATGTGGGTGTCGGGTCGGTCTGCAAGCGCAACGGCAACCCTGCGGCAATTCTGCGGGTTCTGGACGCCATCAAGACCGAACGCCCCGATCTGCGGCTGCATGGCTTCGGCCTGAAAACAACCGCCCTGAACTGCGCCCCGATCATCGCACAACTGCACAGCGCCGACAGCATGGCGTGGTCATTTGCAGCTCGCAAGGCGGGTGGCAATCCGAACGACTGGCGCGAAGCCAAGCGGTTCGAGACGCGCATCGAAAACGGGCGCGGACGCAGGGCTGCAATTCAAACCGAGTGGGAGTTTGCAGCATGACCCACATGACTTTCCCCGCCGCTGACCTCTCCGTCTTACGGATCGCGGCGCAACTGGCCCCTGTGGCCTACCCGTCAGATCGTTCCTCACTGCGGTCTGGCGGGTTTTTCATTTCACGGATCATCACATGACATTGCAAGCTTATCGTGAGTTCATTGCGTCTCGTGCTGTCACGTCGCAGGTTGCCGGGTTCAAGGCCCGTCCGATCAATCCCGCCGCAAAGGCACATCAGGACGCGGTTCTGCGCTTTGCTTTGGAACGGGGCAAGTCGGCAGCGTTCCTTGATACAGGTCTGGGCAAATCCTTCATTGAGTTGGAGTTTGCCAGACAGTGCGCCGATGAAACCGGAAAGCCGTCCCTGATCCTGACACCGCTTGCCGTCGCTGGCCAGATGGTGCGCGAGGGGCATAAGTTCGGGATCGACGCCAGACAGATCAGGGAACAGTCGCAGGTCGGTTCTGGCGTCATGGTGGCAAACTATGAACGGCTTGCCAAGCTGGACCCGGCGACGTTTGGCGCGGTCATCCTGGATGAAAGCAGCATCCTGAAAAGCTATGCGGGCCGGACCCGTGCCATGATCGAGGATGCTTTCTACAGCACACCTTACAAGCTGGCAGCAACAGCAACGCCATCCCCGAATGATCACACCGAACTTGGCAACCATGCAGAGTTTCTTGGCGTCATGCGGCAACAGGAAATGCTGTCAAAGTGGTTCATCAACGACACCGCGACCGCCTCTCAGGAATGGCGTCTGAAGGGTCATGCAATCACTGACTTCTGGTCATGGGTCGCGTCATGGTCGCGCTGCGCAACATTGCCGTCCGATTTGGGCGGCGATGACACCGGATACGTCCTGCCCGAGATTGATCGGCGCGTGCATGAAGTCGCAGCGGATCGAATGGACAAGATCAGCGAAGGGATGCTGTTTCGCATTCCCGAAATGTCCGCCACTTCTTTCCACGAAGAAAAGCGGCTGACCCTAAAGCAGCGTTGCGACATGGCCGCAGAACTGGCCACGCATGACAAGCCCGTAACTGTCTGGTGCGAGACAAACGACGAAAGCGCCGCACTGGCAAAGATGATCCCGGATGCCGTCGAAGTTCATGGGTCACTTGATCCAGACGAGAAAGAGCGTCGGCTTTTGGGATTTGCGGACGGTGACTATAGGGTGATCGTGACCAAGCCTAAATTGGCCGGGTTCGGCGTCAACTGGCAACATTGTTCCCATGCCGTCTTTGCGTCAATCAGCTTTTCATATGAGCAGCACTATCAGGCAGTTCGCCGTTCGCATCGGTTCGGCCAATCAGAAACGGTCAAGAATGACATCGTGATCAGCGACACAGAAGCGTCGATCTGGAATGTCATCAACGTCAAATCCAAGAAGCACGACGAAATGAAGCGCCGGATGGCCGATGCCATGCGTGACGCGCAATCATCAGCCGGACGCAGGGTTGTGTATGACCGCCCGCTTGATCTGGCATTCCCCGAATGGATCAGGACAGCGAAATGAAGAAACCCGAGTATCAAGGCAACGGATGGGCAATCCACAATTCTGATTGCATCGAAGGTATGCACGCCATGCCGGAAAGCAGCGTTGACTGTGCTATTTTCTCTCCCCCGTTCGGTGATCTGTTCGTCTATTCAGACAGCGAACGCGACCTTGGAAACGCTGGCACTGGCGCGGCTTTCATCAATCAATACAAGTTCTTTGCCGATGCCTTGACCCGCGTCATGAAGCCCGGTCGCATGACATGCGTGCATTGCACCGATCTGCCCATGCGGAAAGGCCGTGATGGCGCTATCGGGCTGAATGACTTTTCCGGTGATTTGATTAAAGCGCATTCGGATGCCGGTATGATCTATCATGGCCGGGTGACGATCTGGAAAGATCCGGTTGTGGAAATGCAGCGGACCAAAGCCCTTGGCCTGCTATACAAACAAATCCGCAAAGACAGCACGATGAACCGCGTCGGCATGCCTGACTATATGCTGTTCTTTCGCGCCCCCGGTGACAATCCTGATCGGGTTGAACACGCCGCGCCGGGGGACAAGGAAGCGATCAAGATTGCGCGAAATTGGTTTCAGGAAATGCACCGTCACGGGCTGGCGTCTGGCGTTCCGTCCGATCAGGCATTGGCCGAACTGGTCAGACATGCAGAGTTTGACGTTTACGAATGGCAGAAGCTGGCCAGCCCGGTCTGGATGAATATCCAGCAAGGCAACGTCCTGAACCGCATGAAGGGCGACGGCGACGAGCGGCATGTTTGCCCGTTGCAACTGGACACAATCGAAAACTGCCTGAGGCTGTACAGCAAGCCCGGTGATGTGGTCATGGACCCCTTCAACGGCATTGGATCGACGGGTTATCAGGCCGTCAAAATGTTCCGGCGCTATCTCGGGTTCGAGTTGAAGCCGGAATACGCAAAGCAGGCAAGCCGCAACCTGAAACAGGCCGAAGCATCGGTCGGCGATCTGTTCGGGATTGCGGCGGAATGACATGGGGCCATGCCGTCAATGCGGACAGCCCGGATGCTACGGCTTCGAGGTCATGCCACGTCAGACCCCGCCAAGACGTTCCTGGGCCTGTCCTATCCACCGTGACGATGTGGAGCGAGCATGGGCCGACGCTTGCGCAAAAGCGTCTGGCATTGGCGGCACTGATCGAACGGCGGAACCGGGGCGACCGAAGCCACAAACTGCACAGCCGGATTTGTTCGGCACGCCTTGAAATCATCGCAATGGAGATTGCTCTTGCTTAATCAATGTCAGTTTATCGGAAACCTTGGGGCCGATCCTGAGATCAGGACCATGCAGAACGGCAACAAAGTCTGCGGACTTCGCCTTGCCGTGTCCGAAACATGGAAGGACAAGAACACGGGCGAGAAGAAGGAATCGACAGAATGGGTGTCGGTTTCAATCTTCAATGAACATCTTGTCAAGATCGCAGAAAGCTACCTCAAGAAGGGCAGCAAGGTCTTTGTTCAAGGCAAGCTGAAAACCCGCAAATGGCAGGACCAGTCGGGCGCGGATCGCTACAGCACGGAAGTTGTGTTGCAAGGTTTTGACGGCAAGATTGAACTTCTTGGCGGGAAGCCTTCGCAGGATGACGGCGGATACAGCGCCCCGTCAAATGACCAGCAATCGCGCCGCGATATCGAAGACGAAATCCCGTTCTGACATGCGCCGCGCCGCCAAAGTAGACCGCAATCAATCCGAAATCGTTGAGGCCCTCCGCATGGTAGGCGCAACGGTTCAACCGCTTCACGCGGTCGGAAATGGTTGCCCGGATTTGGCGGTAGGTTATCGCGGCGTCAATTACATGATCGAAGTTAAGGACGGTGAGAAGTCGCCATCCCGGCGCGTATTGACCCCGGATCAGGTGGATTTTCACGCTACCTGGCGCGGCCAAATTGCCATTGCGGAAACGGTCAAAGATGCTTTGCTGATTATCGGCGCTTTGCGGGGGGAAATATCATGACCCCCGGACATTCTTCTTTGCAATCGGCTGCGAATGGGGGTAAAATGAGCGGGCAGGGCGGCGCTACCAACGCTCATCCCTGCCCTAACCATACGGAACCTGAACGGAGGTCCGACAGCATGGCTGACAAAGCCAATATAGCGATTCCGCATCTGCATTCAACATCTATAGCGATGTGCGGTGATGCATGAGCATCCGCGTCATGGCCAACGTCTGGGATATGGCCAATCTTGGCCCATACGAGAGGCTGGTCATGCTTTGTCTTGCTGACCACGCTGACGACGATGGCAAGTGCTATCCGGCAATCAAGCGCATCTGCGAACGCACGGGAATGGGCGAGCGCGGTGTTCAGAACGTGTTGCGCAGGCTTGAAGCTGACGGCCTTCTGACGATCCAAAACGGGGGCGGTCGGCACGTTCGCAACGGTTACACGCTGACCATAAACCCCGCACCGGGTGCCCCCATACACGACGAGAAACCCCGCACGGAAAACCCCGTATCTGGTGCCGAAACCCCGCATCCCATTACCGAAACCCCGCATCCCATTACCATAAACCCCGCACCGGATGCACCCGAACCATCAAGAACCATCAAAGAACCGTCAGTAAGTAAAACGCGCGAGGCGCTGTTGACTGTTCTCAAGCCAGAGACGGCGGACGCATTCATTGCGCATCGAAAGGCCAAGCGGGCCAAGATGACAGACCACGCGGCGGAACTCATTGCGAAGTCGCTGCAAGGCCACCCAGACCCAGACGCGGTTGTCAATCACAGCATCATGAACGGCTGGACGGGCGTGTTCCCCGACAGCGTTAAACCCGAAACCAATTCTCAGCAAAAGGCAAAACCAAATGGATGGTCAGACACATGGCGAGGCATCCTATCCGACGCGCGAATGGCTGATGGGGCGGATCGTGACCCTGCTTTCCCATTACTACCGCCCGGACGATGACCCGGAAATTCTGCGAGCACAGGCTGCGGATTGGTACGCGGTCATGAAGGGCTTTCCGATCTACGCAATCAACGCGGCCTGCATTGAATATCTGGCCAATGAGCCGCGCCGTAAACCAGCGCCCGGTGCCATCGTCGAGCTTTGCCGCAAGATCATGCCGAAGCCCCGCATTGGCGAAAAGGATGACAAGCGGATTGCACTGGCAGGGCCCGAGCGGGCGCGGATTACACCGGAAGCTGCAAACGAGATTTTGGCGCGGGCTGGCTATCCCGTTCGGCGCTTTTGAAAGCGGGCGACGGATGACGCCGCCGCCCATCACCCCAGGTCTTAGGAGGACCGCAAGATGACCGTCACCACTTTAGCAACTAACCACATCGCCCCGCAAGACATCGTGCAGCATGACCCGATGGTCAGCATGATTGAGCGGGTCGCGCTCGATCCGACTGCGGACATCGACAAGCTGGAACGGATGCTTGCGATGAAAGAGCGGATGGAAACGCAGGCCGCTGTTACGGCATTCAACGAGGCTTTGGCCGCTGCACAGGCGGAAATGCCTACGGTCATCGCACGGCACAACAATGACCAGACGCGCAGTAAGTACGCCAAGTTGGCGGACATTTACGATGTCTGCAAGCCCATTGCAGCCAAGTACGGGTTCAGCTTCAACGTCGTGCCCGTAGCGGGCGGGCGTGAAGGCTTCATGTCGATGAAGTGGACCCTTCGCCGGGGCGCACATAGCGAAAGCGATGTGTCCGAAATCCCGACAGACGACAAGGGCATGAAGGGCACAGCGAACAAGACCGGGACGCACGCTTTCGGCAGCACAACTCAGTATGCCAGACGCTATCTTTTCTGTTCGGTTTTCGACATCGCGACCGAAAATGACGACGATGGCAACGCAGCCGGACGGGCCGAAAGCCAAACGGTGTCGGCAGAACAATACGTCATCATCCGCGATTTGCTTGAATCGAGCGGAATGGACCCGGTGAAATTCCATGCCGCCTTTGGGCACAAAAACCCGACCGAAGCGGACCTGAAACAGTTTCCGGCCAATCGCTTTGACGACGCTAAGGCGCGTCTGGAAAAGTTCATTGCCGCAAAGGGGAAAGCCAATGTTTGACCAAGGATCGCCGGAATGGCTGGCCGAACGGGCGGGGCGGGTGACTGCCTCTGCCATCGGAAACGTCCTGATGGCCAAAAGCACGGCAGGCTATCAGAACTACCTTGCGCAACTGATCTGCGAACGCCTTACCGGGCAACCCGTCGAGACGTTCAAGTCGGACGCCATGCAATATGGGGTGGAGACAGAGGCACAGGCCCGCGCCTTCTATGAATTGGAAAGCGGCAACGAAGTGACGCAATGCGGCTTCATCCCGCACCCGGCGCTAGTCTGGGCCGGGGCGTCACCTGACGGCCTGATCGGGGATCTTGGCTTGGTCGAGATCAAGTGTCCACAACCCGCAAAGCACATCAAGAACCTGATGGGCGGCACAATCGACAAAGCCTACTCCCTGCAAATGCAATGGCAGATGGAGTGCACCGGGCGCGAGTGGTGCGACTTCGTTTCGTTCAACCCGTCATTCCCTGACCATCTGCAAATATATATCCAGCGGGTCGAACGTGACGCGGAAACCATCGCTGAACTGATGACCGCGACAACGTCATTCCTTGCCGATGTGGACGCAAAACTGCGCGTCCTGAATGCGAGGGCATCATGAAACACATCGTTGATGAATACATGCGCCTTGAACGGGCGGCAAACCGCAAGCCCCAGGGCGCCAACGTTCGGGCCATCGTTGAAGAATTGGCAATCAAGCACGGGATGACCTATGCCGATGTGCGGGGCGCTATCCTTGACGCAACAGTCATGGAGGCGAACTGATGGCCCAGACAATCCGCCTAGACGGCAACTATTCCCGGCAACAGGCGCACCGGGTCATTGACGCGGCCCCGGCAGGGTATGTCGTCACTGTCAAAGAACCGAAGCGCAGCACGGCACAGAATGACCGTTTCTGGGCCATGCTTTCGGACGTGGCAAGATCAAAGCCCGAAGGTAGGGCGCATACCCCAGAGACATGGAAAGCACTATTCATGCACGCTTGCGGCTATGCCTCACGCTTTGAAATGGGGTTGTCAGGCGAGCCGTTCCCCGTGGGCTTTCGGTCATCGCAACTGACCGTCCGGCAAATGACCGAACTGATGGACTTTGTGGACGCATGGGGCAGCGAACGCGGCGTCATGTGGACTGAGACGCAACAGGTGGCCGCATGAATCTCACTCAACGCCGCCCCTATGCCAAGCCGGAACCGCAAGCCAAAGACCCGGCACACCTTGCCAAAGTCGCGGCCCTGCCATGCGTGATCTGCCACGAATGGAACCTAGAGCAGCGTTCCCCTACCGCCGTGCATCACTGTATTCATGGCCGCTACGGCACCCGCAAAGTGCCGGACAGCATGACCATCCCGCTATGCGAGGGGCACCATCAGGGCTTGCTGGATACGTCCAAGATCGCCCTGCACCGCGAACCGTCCAAATGGAAGCGGCTGTATGGCGAAGATACGAAATGGCTTTCATGGGTGGAGACAAGGATATGACCCTACATCAACGCGACTGGATCGCCCCCCCGCAATTCGTCTTCAACGGTCTCAACGCCTGCCAAAACGCGGCCATCGTTCAGGCGACGTCAGACGTCATGCAGATCCCCGCCGATGACATCAAAGGCCCCGGACGGGCGGCACCCGTTGCCCTGGCGCGTGCCGTTGCCATGTTCGTTGCGCGCGAGCTGACCGACCAGTCATTGCCCCAGATCGGGCGATACTTCGGGCGGGACCACACAACCGTTATCCACGCCATCCGCCGGATTGAGAGGCTATCAACAGACGATCACCTGAGCGCCGCAATCAACGCGGTCAGGCTCAACGCAAAAATCGCAGGTGTCGCATGAAAACAACCCGACCCCGCAAGATACCACGCACCCCGGCATTTGCCGCCCTATGGCGCAAGGGCACGCCATGCGCGGTCATTGCAGAAGCCATCGGCTGCAATCCACATTCCCTGACCTACGTCGCAAAACAGATGGGGCTGGAGCCACGCAAGCCGGGGCGGAGGGCCGCTCAATGAACGCCGTTCCCCCCGTCCTAGGCAACAGCAGAGACATATCGCCAGCGGCCCGGAAAGCGGCCCTACAGCGGCAACTCATGGTTTTGCAGGGCATGACATACGAAGAAGCCTACGCCCGCCAGACGGCCCATTTAAACGGGCAGGGCAAGCTGCCGGAAAGCAAGCAACCGACAACCAGCAAGGAAGCGGCCCTTGCCGAGCGCCTGATGGCCATGATCGAGGCGCACCCCGGATCAACGCGCCTGCAACTGGCCGGGCTTCTGGGAATCTCAATCCATCAGTTCGACAGTGCAGTCACGCGCCTGCGTACAGCCGGACGGGCGCACAACGTCATCCAGCGGCTAGGGCTGGCAAGCAAGTATTATCCGGGGGCGAAAGAATGACCAACGTCATCAAGTTCCCCGGCCAAGAGGAAACCCCGGACGAACTGCTGTCCAGCCTCACCGGGCGCATGGCGCAACTGGCCGTCGTTGGAATAGACCACAACGGCTATTTCATCGCGGACGGCGCGGGATTCAACAGCTTCACAGAACTGATCGGAATGCTTGCTCTCGGGCAGGCATCATTGCTGCAAGACCCGTTCGAATAAAATCAACAGAGGGCAGGATATGAGCAAGCAGGACCGTTTCAAAAGACGCAACCGCGAACGCCGCGACAAGCCCCCCGTCGAGGCATCGCCCCGGCCCGAACCGTGCTACATCTCCACAATTGAGACCATAGACAACCGCCCAACGCCCGAACGCATGGCAAGGGGCATCTGGATCACGCCCGAACGCAACCCAGACGAAAACATTACCATTGACCGCGCCGTTGACATGATCGGCCTGCTCTTCGCCACTGGCCAGATCGACTACGCGCAACACGCGGCGGCGCGACAGTTTCAGGAGATATTGGAGTCATGGCTTGCCGAACTGTCGCTTGTCGGATTCCGGTCATGCCTTGCAGGCGGTGTCGGCGGGTATGACAACAGCGACGGCGACCCGGCAGCAGCGCGGGCACATGACGCCATGATGCGCCGTCTGGGGTCTGTGCGGTATTGGTATCTGCGATCCGAGATTGACAAAGGGCCGGACGGACGGATGCCTGATCTGGCAATACTGCGGCGGGCGCTTGATGCTTACAATGGGTGTTGACATGGACCCCGAATCGTGTCATTTCTGATCCCGAATACGTGCGCCCGATGGAAACCCCATGCGGGCGTTTTGCTTTTTAGGATGATCCCCACATGTCGCAGGTAGAAATCAGATTCGAAACGCCTGTTCAAGCGGCGGGCGGGCCGATCCACAACGTAAGCCCTGCATCCGTTGAAATCATCAACAGCAGCGCGTCGTCACAGACTAGCACAGCAGCGGCAACGCATTCCGGGCAGACCGTATCCCTCACGGCAAGCGGCGGCGCGATCCGCGTTGCCTTCGGATCGGGCACACTGGACGCTGCAACAGGCACAACGCTGATCCCGGATGGCGCGACACGTTCTTTCGGTGGTGTCCCGTTTGGTCACAAGGTTGCAGTGATCGACCTGATTTAACAGAGGGCCTGCACCCCTTAGCGGACAGGTAGAAAAAATGGCAGCAAGAACGGGCACGCCGACCAAGCTACAGCAGGACCAAACGCGGGCTGCTATCCAGACAACTCAGCTTGTAAAGCGGTTGCAACACTTTGCGTTAGGCGAAAATGAGATTGAGATCGACGCAGGGCGGCTGAAGGCCATTGAAATCCTTCTGAGAAAGTCGCTTCCGGACCTTGCTGCGGTCACTGTCAGCGGCACCGGCCCGAACGGTGAACTGATCCACAAAGTCATCACGGAAATTGTTAGACCTTCGTCGTAAGGTCCCCGAGGCGTTCGAGCCGCTTCTCGGGCCATCACGATACAAGGGCGCATGGGGCGGTCGCGGCTCTGGCAAGTCGCACTTCTTTGCCGAAAGCGCAATCATCGACGCGGTCACGTTCCCCGGCGACTTTGGCGAGGGGCTGCGGTTCGCCTGTGTTCGCGAAGTGCAGAAGTCGCTCAAGGACAGCGCCAAGCTGTTGTTGGAAGATAAGCTAGCCAAGTTCGGGCTAGGCGAGGCGCAAGGCTTCAAGGTCTTTGAGAAGGTGATCGAAACGCCGCACGATGGCGTCATCACCTTTGACGGGATGCAGGACCACACGGCGGACAGCTTCAAGTCCAAGGAAGGTTTTCATCGCGCCTGGACTGAAGAGGCTCAGGCAATGTCGGCAAGGTCGCTGGCAATGCTTCGTCCTACGATCCGCTGGGAGGGCAAAGGCGGCACGTCCGAACTGTGGTTCAGTTGGAACCCGAACAGACCGACTGACGCGGTTGACGGGTTCTTGCGGTCATCCGCGGCCCCGCAGGATTGCAAGGTCGTTCGGTGCAACTGGAACAACAACCCGTGGTTCCCGGCTGTTCTTGAGCGCGAGCGGCAGGAAGACCTAAAGCACCGGCCCGAACAATACGGGCACATCTGGGAGGGCGAATACGCAACCGTTCTTACGGGCGCATATTACGCCAAGCACCTGACCGAAGCGGAACTAGAGGGCAGGATCGGCAACGTTGCCCGTGACCCTCTGTTGAAGATCTACGCGGCTTGGGACATCGGCGGCACATCGTCAAAGTCGGACGCTTGCGCGATCTGGATCATTCAGTGGGTCGGCAACGAAATCCGGTTCTTGGACTATTACGAAGCGGTCGGCCAAGAGTTCAGCGCGCATGTGAATTGGCTTCGTGCGAACAAGTACGCCGATGCTGTCTGCATTCTACCGCATGACGGGCGCAAGGCGGATATGGTCTATGCGGTAACGCCCCGGTCATATCTGCAGGAAGCCGGGTTCAAGGTCGAGATTGTGCCGAACCAAGGGTCAGGCGCGGCGTTGCTTCGTGTCGAGGCTTTACGGCGCATGTTCCCGCGCATTCGGTTTGACCGGGATAAGACGCAAGGCGGACGTGATGCGTTGGGCTGGTATCACGCCAAGCTAGACGAGCATCGCGGCATCGACCTTGGCCCTGAGCATGACTTCTCGTCGCACGGATCGGACGCGGCGGGCCTTGTGGCGATCTATGACGCATCGCGGGTTGCTGAATCGACTTGGTCCAAGCCCTTGCGGCGGAATATGAAGGGCATCGCATAATGGCTTTGGCTACCTACGCTGACCTTCAGTCGGCCATCGCCGGATGGCTTCTGCGCTCTGACCTGACCGCACGGATACCAGACTTCATCAGTCTGGCAGAGGCACAGATCGCCCGTGATGTGCGGCATTGGCGGATGGAATCGCGGGCGAGTGTATCGCTGCAGTTGCGCTACACGGTTCTGCCGACAGATTGGGTTGACACGATCCGCGCAACGCTCTCGGTCAGCACGGGCAAAGCGCTCAAGCTGGCGTCAATGACAGAGATGGACGCGCTCAGGGCTGCAAACGGTGACGCAGTTGGACAGCCTCGCTACTACGCGCATGTCGCGGGTTCGCTTGAGGTCTATCCGACACCTGACACGACATACACGCTTGAAATCTACTACACGCAGAAGGTTCCGGCGCTGTCGGATAGCAACACGACGAACTGGCTCCTGACAGACAGCCCGGACGTGTATCTTTACGGGTCGCTGATTCAGTCCGCGCCGTTCTTGGTCGAGGATGCGCGGCTTGCTGTCTGGGCGGGCCTGTATCGGGACGCTGTTGATCGCCTGAACAACGCTTCCAAAGCCGCAAGGTGGTCCGGCTCGGGCATCACGTTTGGAAGGCCGCGCACATGACTTGGACCACGATCACGGATGAAACCGAACTCGATCTGGACTTCTGGAACGATGACTTGCCGTGGACGGACCAAGGGCTGTGGACGGATCGCTACGCCGAGATTGAGGCCGAAAGCGCCGATTGGGATGAGGTTGCATAATGGCTGATACAACAACAACTAACTTTGGCATCGTCAAGCCTGAAATCGGAGCCTCCCAGAATACCTGGGGCACAAAGCGCAACACGCACCTTGACCGCTTGGATATCTTGTTACTCGGCCATTACACGATTGGCGGCACGGCGGACGTGCGGACGATCACAACGGGACTGTCGCTTGCTGCGATTCCGACCGGGATGGAGATCCGCTTCCTGACCGCCACGACGAACACTGGATCAATGACGCTCAACGTCGATAGCATTGGCGCGGTGACGTGCAAGACGTTCTCGGGTGCAAACCTGCCCGCTGGTTACATCCGTGCAAACATCCTGACCGTTGCCCGGTATGACGGTACAAACTGGATCATTGACCGTCAGGTAGAGCGTGGATCGAACGCAAACGGCGAGTTTGTCAAGTTTGCGGACGGAACACAGATTTGCACGGCCACGATCTCTGAGACATTGGGGGTCGAAACGGCGTCGGGTTCAATCTTCACAAGTCCGTCTGACCTGACATGGACGTTTCCGAATGCCTTTGTCAACGTTGACGCGGTGACAGGGTCAAGTGTTCGCGGTGACAGGGTGGGCGGGATCAGCATCCGGTCAAGGACGACGACGACTGCCATCTATCGGCATTGGTTTGCCACGTCTCTTGCCTCTGGCGGCACGTCCCTTGCCATTTTGCAGGCCGTGGGGCGCTGGTATTAAATGCCGCTCTTGCCGCTGGCCATCCCGCCCGGCGCATACCGCAACGGGACGGAATATCAGGCATCGGGCCGTTGGGGAGATTGCAGCCTTGTGCGGTGGCGCGAAGGCACGATGGGGCCTGTAGGGGGCTGGCAACTGCGCGTGGACGTGACAACTACGCCACCCAGGGCCGCGCTGGCATGGTCTGACCTGTCGAACGATGCGCGCTTTGCTGTCGGCACGGCAACGGCGCTGTTCTCGGTGTCGGCAAGCGGTACGGTCACGGACATTACCCCGGCAGGGCTTACGGCAGGCGACGTTGACGCTTCGGTCAATACGGGTTACGGCGGCGGGTTCTACGGTGCTGACTACTACGGCACGGAACGCCCTGACACCGGGAACTATGGCGAAGCGACAACCTGGGCGCTGGATAACTGGGGCGAAAGGCTCTTGGCCTGTTCCAATGCGGACGGCGAAATCTACGAATGGGACTTGAACGTCGCGAATGACGGCGTGGCGGTTTCGAATGCCCCAACGGGCAACTTGTCCATGATGGTGACAGAGGAACGGTTTGTCTTTGCGCTCGGTGCTGGTGGCAATCCGCGCAAGGTCCAATGGTGCGACCGTGAGAACAACACGGTTTGGACGCCCGCCGCGACGAATGAAGCGGGCGATCTGGAATTGCAGACGGCTGGTCAGATCATGTGCGGTGTCCGCACAAGGGGCCAAGCATTGATCCTGACGGACATCGACGCGCATGTAGCGACGTATCAGGGTCCGCCGTTCGTTTATGGCTTCCAGCGTGTCGGCACGTCATGCGGGTCTATTTCACGCAAGGCAGCGGCGGCGGTTGATACGGGCGTGTTCTGGATGGGGCCGCGTGGGTTCTTTGTGTTTGCAGGCGGTGCGGTGGCGGAATTGCCGTGTGAAGTCGCTGACTATGTGTTCGGCAGCATCAATTCGGCGCAACAGTCCAAGATTTACGCAGTGGCCAATTCGCAGTTCAACGAGGTGTGGTGGTTCTATCCTGACAGCACTTCGACGGAAAACAGCCGCTATGTGTCGTACAACTACCGGGAAAACCACTGGGCCACGGGCGTTCTGAGCAGGACGGCGGGCGTTGACCGTGGCGTGTTCCGGCGTCCGATCTGGTTCGATGCGAACGGCGATGCTTATGACCATGAGTTCGGTCTGGCGCATGGTTCAGACACGCCCTTTGCGACAACCGGGCCGGTCAGCCTGGGCGCGGGCGATCAGGTTTACAGCGTGACAAGCATGATCCCCGACGAAGGCACGCGGGGCGATGTCACGGCCACGTTTTACGGCAAGTATTACCCCAACGGGGCGGAAGAGACGTTCGGGCCTTACACGATGTCAGCACCTACCGACATCTTGATGACCGCAAGACAGATCAGAATGCGGGTTGACGCGGCGGTGAACGCGGATTGGCGCGTGGGTGTCATGCGTCTTGAAGCACGGGCACGGGGCGGGCGGTGAGAACGTTTCCCCCGGTTGCGGGCGACTGGAAAGAATGGGCGCGGTCACTGACACGCTCGCTTCAGTTCGGCTGGCAGCAGCTTGACCACAAGAACGCGGATTCACGGGCCACGCAGGACGGGATTCTGCTCTGGGATCCATCGGCGGGTGAGGTTGTCGTCTCGGACGCAGGCGCATGGGTTGCCGTTGGGGGCGCGGGCGGGGCAACCGATCTGACCTATACGGCGGCAACGCGGCTTCTGGAGTCCAGCACGGGCACTGATGTCACGTTGCCTCTCGTGACCACGTCCAACGCGGGGCTTGCCCCGGCTTCTGGTGGTGGAACTGACAATTTCTTGCGGGCGGATGCGACGTTTGCACTGCCGCCCGGAACGGCCACGACGACCTTGATCGTGGAAAACCGCACAAGCGACCCCGGCAGTCCTGCCGTTGGGCAACTCTGGATCAGGACGGACCTATGACGATTCAATCACAAGCGGCGCGGACAAGCGGCACGACGATTGCCAACGCGAACTTCGGCATTTACCCGCCTTCGACGGTTCGGGCGGCGCTGCTTGAGTTCGGCCTTATTCAAGTCACTGGCACGGCGCAATCTATCGGCCTTGGCCGTCCGGCAACGCTCGGCACGACATCAAGCCCGGTGTTGTTTCAGCAGGATGACCCCGGCGATCCTGCTTCGGTGGTCAACGGTCACATCACATGGTCCGCACAGCCAACGGCACCGACGATCTTTCATCGCCGTTGGAACAGCGCGGCGACAATCGGCGTGGGCATCATCTGGACGTTCCCCCGTGGGCTGGTCATCGCGGCGTCTGGCGCAATCGTAAGCTGGAACATCACAGCGGCGGTTGCCATGGACGTGAACGCGGTTGTCGATGCTTGACGAAGACCGCCTTCTGCGCATGAAGCGGGACGGCGAAAACGCCCCCGCCCACATGTGCAAGGTGCAAATCGTCGTGAACTATGACGGCACAATGAGCATGGACGGGCCGTTCGGGGACAAGGAACTGTTCCTGACGATACTCGACCAAGCCCGCGATTGCGTGAAGGCCAATGCAAAGCCAAGGGGCACGCTTTTGGTTCCCCCGGCATACGGCGAGGCAAAGGCAAGGCCGGAAGGGTATTTCTGATGAGCGGCCTTGTCGGCAATCCTAACGGCGGCGTCGGTCTTTCGGCAAAAGATCGGCGGCTTGTCCCGAATTATCAGGCTATCCGCAGGCAACGAGACCGGATTAGCGAGCGGCACAGCGCGACGGGAAACGCGCCTGTCGGATATACAAGCGACTTCTGGCCAGGTAACGGCGGCTTTGGCGGCGATCAGGCAACGGATGTAGCGGTCAATCGGGCCGTGTGGTCGCGTGGCTTGGCAAGGCTTGCGCACGGCGTTGCAAGCCGGGTCGGCTTTGTCGGGGTGACGCGGGACCAGTACGGCGCACCTTTGGGCGGCGTGACATGTTCGCTGTTCAAGACCGACACGCGGGCGTGGATCATGGATATCGTCTCGGATGCGAACGGTAACTTTCTGCTGCAAAGCGTCTACAGCCCCGACACGCACTTTATCGTGTTTTACAAGGCCGGATCGCCTGAAGTCTTCGGAACCACGCGCCAGGCTTTAGTGGGGGCATGATGTGGCAATCAACGGCTTCCTGCGCTCGGGCGACGGGTACTATCTCCGCCCGGAAAAGTATCCGGAACGGATCGACGGGTTTCTTTTAGGTGGTGACGGTTACTATCTTCGCCCGGAACGGCGGGGTTTTGACGTTGCGGCGGCAGTCATCGCGCAATTCGCGGGGCTGCGGTACTTTCTCGGCTCGGTGCTTGAATTGGCGCTGATCGACCCGGATGATGCGCCTGCAGGGGATCAGTGGCGGATCGACAAGAACGGCACGATCTACGCGGTTTGGCTGGTTGACACATCAGACACGAACGCTTCGCAGGTCCGCGTCTACACAAATGACGGCGTCAAGGCCGCGAGGCTCAAGACGTGAACGAGATTGACCGTTGCCGTCCTTGGATCGAGGCGGCGCTACAGTACAGCGGCGGGACACACACGTTTGACGATGTGGCAGACATGATCGCCACGGGGCGGCTGCAACTCTGGCCCGCAATGCACGGTTGCCTCGTAACTGAAATCGTCGACTACCCGCAAAAGCGGGTGTTCAACGTGTTTTTGGCCGGGGGAACGCTGGCGCAACTGTTCGACATGGACCCGGACGTTGTGACCTGGGCGAGGGCAATGGGCTGCACGGCGGCAACGTTGCACGGGCGGCGCGGATGGACGCGGGCGCTGACTGAATTGGGCTGGCGTGAGACGTTGACGACAATGGAAAAGGACTTATAGCATGACTGCTACAGAATTTAACATCTGGCTTCAGGGTTTCAACGCAGCGGCACACGTCCGTTCACAGGAAGAACTGACGCGACTGATGGTGGGAAAAGCAAAGACCTTGAACGATGATTCAAGGCCGCCTGATGAGTTCTTTGAATATTTATTGAACCCGATTGGGTTGCATAAGCCGGGCAAAATGGTTCCCGTAAACCTTTTCCCCGAACAAAATCAGAGAAGTTTCACAAATCAATTGCCCGCGCAAACTGATATCAGCAACGCGCTATCGCCTTGGCATCTGGGGTGGCAATAATGTCCAAAGGTGGATCGCAGACCACGAACACGTCAACGCAGCTTCCGGCATGGCTTGAGCAAGCCGCGCAACAAGCTGTCGGGCGGTCTCAAGAGGCGGCGAACATCGGCTATGTGCCTTATTCGGGGCCATCTGTCGCGGCGTTTACCCCCATGCAGAATGACGCATTCCAAGGCACGAACATGGCGGCGCGGGCTTACGGGATGCCAACGTCGCAGGGTAACGGGATGCCCAAAGCGCAGACCTTTGAAGGCGGAATGCGCGGTTATTCGTCCATGCCACTTTATGAGCAGGCATTGCAAAGCCTGCAGCAGTCGAACCCGCAACAGTTCTCGGCTCTGACGAGCATGTTCGGCGGCAACTACGGCCAGCCATCAGGCTTGCTTTCACCGAAGAGGAAATAAGACATGGCAGGCGGTGGACAGCAGCAGCCCATGCAGGGCGGCAGGCCGAACGTGTTCCAGCAGGCGAACAACTCGCTGACAGGGGCGGTTCGCGGCACGCGCGAGGCCATGAATTACAACCCCATGCAGGTCAACCCCGCCACTCTCAGCGGGCAAAACCTGAACCCGTACATGAACCCGTATCAGCAGTCCGTGACTGACCAGACCATGCGGCAGTTGAACCGTCAGCAGGCCATGGACATGAACAACCTGGACGCTCAGGCATCTGCGGCAGGCGCGTTCGGCGGCTCCCGGCATGGCGTGGCAATGGGTGAGACAAACCGGGGTTATGCGGACGTGCAGGCGCAGACCTTGGCGGGCCTGAACAGCGGCAATTTCCAGCAAGCGCAGCAAGGCGCAATGTTCGACGTGAACAACCGCAATCAGGCTCAGGGCATGAACCAGCAAGCGGGCTTGGCGGGCCAGAACCTGAACATGGCGGCGGCGGGGCAATTGGGCAACCTGTCCAATCTCGGCTTTGGTCAGGGGATGCAGATCAACAACCAGCAGGCCCAACAGGGCGCGCAGCAGCAGGCATTGCAGCAGATGCTTATGGACCAAGCCCAACAGCAGTTCCGGGGCTTCACGGGCGCTCCTGCGCAGTCTGCGGGGCAAATGCTCGGCGGTGTTGGCGGCGTGCCTTACGGGACCACTGGAACGCAGAACACAACCCGGCAACCGGGGCTGTTTGACTATCTGTCGCTCGGATTGTCGATCTGATGGCTTGGCCCACATCGCTCATTCAGACCGAAAGCGGCGGGAATTGGGGCGCGTTGAACAACGTTCCCGGTGCTGGCGGTATTGTGGGGCATGGCGGGCGGCTGCAGTTTGGCGGGGCAAGGCTTCAAGACGCGGCAAACGCGGGCATCATTCCTGTGATGTCCCCGCAAGCATTCGCGCAACAACCGCCCGAGGTTCAAACGGCGGTCGAGAATTGGCACTTTGCCGACATTGACCGGCAGACTGAGCGAATGGGGCTGAACCGTTACATCGGTCAGACAGTCGGCGGCGTTCCGATCACGCAAGACGCCATCAGGGCCATGGCTCATCTGGGCGGCATGGGCGGCGTGCAAGCGTTCTTGCAAAGCGGCGGACGCGAGAACCGGGCGGATGTAAATGGCACATCGCTTGCCGACTATGCGCGCATTCACGGCGGTTCTGGCGGGCTTTTGTCAGGCGGCGGCGGTGCGGACACAATGACAGGCGGCGCGGGAGGCGACAGAATGGCAGGCTTGCTTGCACCACAAGAACGGCAACCGTCGATCTGGGACCGCCTTGAAGGCGTGCCAGTGCTTGGCGGGCTTGCCGATCCTGACCGGCGCGCAAGGCTGGCCGTGGGGCTTGGCGGGATGTCTCTGAACCCGAACGCGATGCTGATGGCAAGCAACATGCAGGGCATCGACCAACGGGCGCAAGAGCGTGAAACGACACAGCGGATGAACCAGACGATTGCCTACCTGCAAAGCGTGGGCCGGGATGATCTGGTCGCGCTTGTGCAGGCGGGCATGGACCCCGGATCGGCGCTGCAGGAATCGGCGCGGCAACCGGAAACGGCTGAACCGACTTCATTGATGCAGAACTATGACTTTCTCATCGCACAGGGCTACACGCCCGAACAGGCGCTTGCGGCGGTGCAATCCGGTACGATTGTCAATGTCGGCGGAGAAGGTGGCGGCGCAGAGGTCGGGACAATTCCGCAGGGTTATGCTTACGTGCCAGACCCGAACAGCCCGGCTGGTGGCGTCATGGTTCCGATTCCGGGAGGGCCTGCCGATCCTGCGGCAACCGATGCTGTGGCGGCGGGGAACGCGGACATTGCCACGAATACAATCATCACTGCAGCGCAACGGGCACGGGACGCGGCGGCAACCCGTATGATCACCGGACCGGCTGCTGGCGTGGCTGGCATGATACGAAACACGGATAACGCCGAAATCTATCGGCAAGTCGAAGTTCTCAAGTCGAATGCCACCATCGGCAACTTGCAAGCCATGCGCGAGGCATCGCCCACGGGCGGCGCGCTCGGGCAAGTGACCGCGCCGGAATTGACCCTCTTGCAGGCGCTTTCCGGCGCTTTGGACCCTCAGAGCCCGAATTTCTTGCGTGACTTGGACGATTACGAGCTGACGTTGCTCAAGATCGTTCACGGTCCGGAAAAGGGGCAACTCATCTTTGAACAGACGCGGCCCGCCGAGACCATCACGACCACGACACTGCCGCCAACAGGGCAAGACATCCAAACCATCCTTGACAAATATCCAGCGGTGCCCTGATGGACCTTGAACGTTTACAGCAAGCCTTGATCGCAGCCGACGCGGCGGGTGACGTTGCATCTGCAACGGCGCTGGCCAATGCGATCCGTGCGGAAATGGCGCGGGCGTCCGAAGGGCTTGCGGCCCCTACGGGTGGTGACACACCGGGCGGTGTCAGCGTCGATCAGCAAGCGGCGGCTGAACTCGGGACCAACATCAGTTCCGGCGTCATGGGCGCACGCAATGGCATGTCTCTCGGGTTCTTGGATAACCTGAAAGGTGCCGTGATCGGCGGGCTTGGCGGGGGCGTTGCGCAGCCTGACGGCGGGATTGAAATGTTCAACTATGGCGTGCCTATGGGCGAACGCTATGCTGGCATCCGCGACCAAGTCAGGGCTGAAAACGCAACAGCGCAAGCCGAAGCGCCAGGACCATATGCGCTTGGCAACATTGCCGGTGCCATTCTGCCGGGGGCCATTGCCGCGCCTGAATTGGCGGGTGCCAGTCTTATGCGTACGGCGGCAACGATGGCTGGTCTTGGCGCTGCAGAAGGCGCGCTTATGGGCGGCGGCAACTCGGACGCTGAGACATGGGGCCAATTCGCCACGGAAGCGGCCAAGGGCGGGCTTCTGGGTGCGCTTGTCGGGGGTGGGGCTGTCCCTGTCGTGGCTGGCGTTCGCGGGCTTCTGTCCGACCCCGTTGGCGGCTTGGTGGCGGCGGTTCGTGGTGTTGCCCGTCCCTCTCGGGCTGGCCGCGTGCTGGCGCGCACGGTTGACCGTTCCGGCATGTCAATGGACGATGTCCAACGGTCACTCTATCAGGCAGAACTTGACGGCCAGTCGGTCTTTACCGTTGCAGATGCTCTTGGCAACCCCGGCCAAAGAACGCTTGCGGGCGTAGCAAGAAGCCCCGGCGACCCGGCGCGGGTGATTGCCGAATACCTTGACACGCGGCAAATGGGCCAAGCTGACCGCGTAGGCGGCTTCCTGTCGGATTCGGTGCAGTCTGAGCAGACAGCGGCAATGCGGGCTGCAGAGGCGGCACGGGCGCGCGGGATTGACGCTGGCGTGAACTATGACGCGGCACGTGAGGCGGCGGTGCCTGTTGATGTCCGCCCGGCGCTTGAAATCATCGAAGGGCGGCTTGGACCGTTGCGGGGCGTCGATATCGCGCCATCGTCCATGGACGCGCTTCTGGCCCGCTACAATGCGCGCTTGTCGGTTCCGGCGTCATCGTTGCCGCCTGGTACGAATGCAATGGAACTGTCAGATTTTAGCCGGGTGTTTGAGGTCAAGAAAGATCTTGCCGATGACATCGCTGCAGCGGTTCGGGCAGGCAGGGGGCAAGAGGCCGGCTTGTTGATCAGCTTGCGCGATGCCTTGGACAATGCGCTGGCAGAAGCAAGCTCCGGCTATACGGCGGCGCGCGATGTCTACCGGGCGCAGTCGCAGGCCATAGACGCCATTACGGCGGGCCGTGAGGCGGCAAGGCCCGCAATCAGGACTGACGACGCCTTGGCAACCTATCGCGGGCTTCCTGCCCCAGTTCCCGGCGATCTAAACACACTTCCAAGCGTGCCCGGTGGCCAGTCTGTGCCGTTGTTTTCCAACTCTGGCGCGGATGCCCCGGCTGGTTTCCGCATGGGTTATGTTGACCCGCTTTTGGCGCGAATGGAAAACACGACACCAACGACCAACGCGGCGCGGCCACTGACGACCCCGAAAAATCAGGCCATGCTGCAAGAAATGGTCAACGACCCCGAATTGCTGGCACGTCAACTGGCCCGTGAAATGGCCATGTTCGAGACCCGGCAGACGGCTTTGGGCGGGTCGCAGACGGCGGGCTTGCTGCAAGACATCTCTGACGTTGCGGGTAGTGGCCCGACACTTGCCGAAGGGCTTTTGTCACCCCGCACAACCGTGATGAATATGCTGGTTCGGGGTTCCCGTGATATGCTGACCGGGACAAACGAAAAAACCCGGCAATTGATCGCTGAGGCGCTTTTGTCGAACGATCCGCAGGCCGCTTTGGCCCCGCTTCTGCGTCAAGCCATGCTGTCAGGTCGCATCGACCGGGGAACGGAATCGCTGCTGCGTCAAAGCGTCATGCAGCCGGTGTTTGCAAACTAAGGCGTCGTCATGTGCAAGGACCATGCCGCGAATAACAGCGGCACGGCCCCACACATCAGAACCAAGAACGGCTGTTTCCAAGAATCGCCCCCGGAGCGTTCAATCATCCAAGTGCGATAAATGAAGAACAGAAAAGCGGCGCTGAGCAAGTTGCCGAAAACGACAGACCCGGCAGTCTGAAGCCAATCAAAAAAAGACATCCACGACCCTCCAAGCCCCCAATCTAAGCGGGGCCGATGCCCTATGCAAGGACGCCCCCATGAAGCCGAAAAAGCTATCCGACGAGGAAGTCCAGCGCACTTTGACGAATGCTGTCAAGGATGCCGTTGACTTCGTGGAAAGCGAAATTGCGCCCGACCGGATCAAGGCACAACGGTATGTGGACGGATACACTGCCATCGGCCACGAAGAAGGCCGCAGCAAGGTCGTGGCGACGAAATGCAGGGACACCATTCGCGCAGTTAAGCCTGCCATCATGCGGCTGTTCCTGCAGTCTCACAAGCCCGTGGAGTTCATCCCGTCCAGCCCGCAAGCGGTTGCCGGGGCGGAGCAGGCCACCAACTTTGCGCGGTACGTGTTTGACCGGAACGACGGGTTTTCCGTCCTGCATGACGTGATCCATGACGCGCTTGTCAAGAAAGTGGGGATTGTCAAGCCCTATTACGACGAGACGAAGGAAGCCGAGTTCAACGAATACTCCGGCCTTCCCCCGGAAGCCTTGCAACTCTTGGCCAGCGACCCGGAACTGACCGTCATCAAGCAAGAGATCGACGAAGAAACCGGGCTTCTGGAGATCAAGGTCAGCCGGGAACGGACGCACGGTCAGATCAAGTTTGAAAGCATCGCGCCGGAAGACTTCTTTGTTGATCGGTCAGCCAAGTCCATCCGTGATTGCTACATCTGCGGGCATTCGACCATGGGCCGGGTCGGTGATCTGGTCGCAATGGGCTTTGGCTTCGAAGAGGTCTTTGAACTGGCGGGGGCGTCGGAAACCGACAACGCGGACGCTGAACAGCAAGTCCGCAACGGTTGGGACGACGAGGACGAAGAAAACAGCATGGACCCGTCCATGCGTCCGATCCTGATCACCGAAGCCTATATGAAGATGGACATCGAAGGCGCGGGCGTTGCGAAACAGTACAAGTTCATCTGCGCCGGGAATGACTTCGATATCCTTGACCGGGACACCTGCGAACACCTGCCCTTCGCGGTGTTTGAGATTGATCCTGAACCGCATACGTTCTTCGGGCGGTCGCTGGTCGAGATCATCCAGGATGACCAAGACGCGGCCACGGCGCTTCTGCGGGGCCTTCTGGATTCGGTAGCCATTGCCAACAACCCGGCGATGGAAGTCGTTGAGGACATGGTCAACGTCGATGACCTGATGAACAACGAAATCGGGCGGATCATTCGGGCCAAGCAACCCGGCATGTTGCGCGAAATCACGATGGGCCTTGCCGCGACGGCGGTCCTGCCCGCGATCCAGTTCTACGACGAAACCATCCGCCAAAAGACAGGCGTGACCGGGGCGGGCATGGGCTTGGACGTTGAAGCCTTGTCAAGCCAAACGGCGGCGGGCGTCAGGCTGGCCGAACAGACCACGGCGGCGGTGTCGGAACTGATGGCACGTGTTTTGGCCGAAGGCGGCATGAAGCAGTTGTTCGAAATCATCGCGCAACTTGCCCGCCAGCATCCGAACGAAAACGAAATGATGCGTATCGACGGGCAGTTTGTCCCGGTTGACCCCCGCTCTTGGGGCACAAAGATGGACCTGATTGCGAACGTTGGTCTGGGTACGGGCCGCGTTGAAGAACGCATGATGGCACTGAACGGTTTGGCACAGTTCCAGGCGGGCGTATGGCAAGCCTACGGGCCGCAGAACGGCCTTGTCACCCTGACAGGTATCCGGAACGCGCAAGCGGACATCGCCAAGCTAGGCGGCATCTACAACGCGGACAGATACCTTAACCAGATGTCGCCGGACATTGAACAGCAGCTTGCACAACAGGCAGCAGAGGCAGCGGCACAACAACCGCCCCCGCCTGACAGTACACAGGCATATCTGCAAGCCGAACAGATGAAGGCGCAAGGCCGGATGCAGGAAGCGCAGATGAAAGCGCAACTGGATCAGCAAAAAGCGCAAGCGGACTTTGCATTCCGGGCGATGGAAAACCAGCAGGCCGACGATCTGGCACGGGACAAGATGCTGCAGGATTTGGCGATCAAGGTCGCTGAACTTCTCGGCAAGCATCAGGTCCAGTTGAACGCGGCGGCGGTCCAGCAAGCACAGGCCGCGCCGCGTGTCTGACATCAAACAACGGGCGGCAGAAGCCCGCTCACTCATGGACAACGCCGTGTTTCAGGCGGTCCTTTCCGAAATCCAGAAAGACGCCGTTTCGGCATTTCTGCGACCGACTGCCACCCCGGCAGACCTTGAAGGCGCACACCTTAAAGTCCGCGCCATCGAGATAATCAAGAACGCCCTGCAGGCACGTTTGAGCGATGAGGCGTTCGCAGACAAGAAAGTTCAGCACCGTGGAAACGACTGATCCCTTGGCCATTGCCGCCGAACGGCTGCTGGCCCCTATCGAAGCAGAAGCGGCACCTGTTGAAGAACAGACCGAACCTGAAATTGAAGAAACCGCACTTGAGGCCTCTGACGAGGTCGAGAGTGAACAACCGGAAGCGCCCGCAGAACCTGAGAAACCCAAACTCTACACCGTCAAGGTTGACGGGAAAGAGCTTGAGGTCACGCTTGAGGATTTGACGCGGTCATTCTCTGGACAAGCCTACATTCAAGCAAAGATGCAGGAAACGGCAGCGGCCAAAAAGCAGGCTGAACAGGCGTTTCAGGCATTGCAGACCGAGCAACGTCGCGTGCTGGAACTGGCGCAAGCTATCCAGCAGCAAGGCATCGTCCCACCCCCGGCACTTCCCCCGGCTGATTTGGCGAACAAAGATCCTGTCGCCTATATCAGGGCAAAGGCGCAATACGACGCGCAATTGCAGCAATACCAAAGCCAGCAACGGGAAATCTATTCCGTTCAAGAACAGACACGCGCCGCCGAACAAGCGGCAATGGCTGCAAATCTTGAAATGCAGGCGGCGGAACTGGTCCAGCGCATCCCTGAATTTGCCAACCCGGAAACGGCGGCAAAGACAAAGGCAAAGCTGATCAGTGTGGGGAAAGAGTACGGGTTTTCAGACAGCGAATTGATGGGCGTCACCGATGCCCGCACGGTTCAAGTTCTGAACGATGCCGCAAAATGGCGTGAACTTCAGGCAAGCACGGCGGCGGCGAAGAAAACGCCCGCAACCACTCGCACTGTCATTCCCGCTGCACGACGCCCCGAACCTGCACAGCTTGCCCGCGCAAAAGTCGTGGAAGCCGCGAAAAAATCCAATCGCCTTGAAGATTGGGCGGCGGCGATCCTCAAATGAACCCAAGCCACTAAGGAGCAACTCCAATGGCACAACTTGCAAATACGTTTGCCACCAATGACATGGTCGGCATTCGCGAAGACCTTTCGGACGTGATCTATGACATCTCGCCCGAAGATACCCCGTTCTACAGCGCCTGCGCCAAAGTCAAGGCCACCCAGACGCTGCACGAATGGCAGACCGACGCGCTGCGTTCGTCCGCTGACAATGCCCACATTGAAGGCGACGAAACCGTTGCAGCCGCACGGACGGCAACCGTTCGTCTCGGCAACCGCACCCAGATCTTCAAGGACGCCGTGATCATTTCCGGCACCGAGAAGGGCGTGGACAAAGCCGGACGTGCTTCGGAAATGGCCTACCAGACGATGAAGATCGCCAAAGAGCAGAAACTCGACATCGAGCGGGCGCTTTTTGCGAACCAAGCGGCTGTTGCGGGTTCCGACATTCTGGCCCGTCGCCTTGCTGGCATCGGCGCTTGGATCAGGACCAACACCAACAACGTTGGCGGCGGCGGTGCGGACCCCACGGGCGACGGCTCCAACGCACGCACGGACGGATCGCAGACCGCTTTCGGGCAGACCGACTTCGACCTGACGATGCAAGAAATCTGGCTGGCAGGCGGACGGGCCGACAAGGTCTATCTGTCGTCTTTCCAGATGAACGTTGCCCTGGGCTTCACCGGGAACAACAACCAGCGTTCGAACCTTGACGCATCGTCGAACAAGGTCGTCAAGACGATGGACTTGTACGTTACCCCGTGGGGCAAGGTCGAGTTCATCCCGTCCCGTGAAAACCGTTCGCGTGACGTCTGGGTTCTGCAGTCCGACATGTGGGCCGTTGGCGTTCGCCGTCCGACCTTCAACGAGGAGTTGGCGAAGAACGGCGACAACGAGCGTCGTCAGGTCATCACCGAACTGACGTTGATTTCCCGCAACGAAAAGGCAAGCGGCGGCGTCGTGGATTGCTCCACCACCTGATCTTGACGGGCGGTTAGCGCCGCCCGCTTTCCCCCAACTTTGAAAACAGGAGGCAGAAATGCCGTCACCCTATCGTCAGACTTACGGACGTGTGTCCGTCACCACGGCTACGGTTACCGTTGCCGCCGATGGTTACCTCGGAGTGCCCATCGTTCTTGACCGTGCGGCGGGTATTGCCGTCACGTTGCCTGCGTCGTCCGGTTCGGGCAACCAGTACGAGTTCATCGTCGCGACCACCTTCACGGGTGAAGCGACGATCAAGGTTGCCAACGGCACGGACGTCATGCAGGGCACCGCCACGCTGTACGCGGACGGCGGCGATACCGTTCTTGGCTTTGCTACTGCGGCATCGTCCGACACGATCACGCTGACCGCCACCAACACCACGGGCGGCATTGCCGGTTGCCGCATTCTGTTGACGGACATCAAGTCCGGTTTCTGGAATGTGCAGATGGTTTCGGACGCCGCTGGCACCGAAGCGACCCCCTTCAGCGCAACTGTTACCTAATAGAATCGGGGCGTCCCTTCGGGGGCGCTCCACTCTTGAAGGGATCCCCCATGCCCAAAGTTGAACTGCTCGACCACAACATGATGTGGGGCGGGGCAAAGCATTATTGCGGCGCTGTGCTTGACCTGACGCTTGATGAAATCGCGTTTGTCGAAAGCCTTGCTGACCGCCAACGTTTGAAGGTGCTTGATGACCAAGATAGCGGAACAGATCACGTTCGACGGGACGAAGATGCTGACGAAGGAAACGCACGACTTTGGCCCGGCGCTGGAATCGGCAAAGGAACGGCGGCTAAACGGCATGCACGGGTTCAGCGAAAACCGCCACGTCGCAAGGGTTCCGATGGCTCTGATAGCGCAATGGGCGCGTGACGCGGGCATCAAGTGGGATGACACGGCGGCAATGCAAGAAATGCTTTCTCGCAAGTTGATGTCCGGCGAGTTCAGCAAGTTTCGCGTTTGGGAAGGGCGGTTTTGATGCCTACTTTTGCCAACGGCGAAACGAATACAGCGGTTCGTACAAAGATCAACGACGCAATTGAATACGTTGACGAGTTGATCGACGCGGGCGGGCTGGAAGCGGTTGAAGACGCTGCAGCGCGTGCCGAGGCGGCGGCTGATCGGATTGACCTTGGCGATTTTGACGCAGATGTCGCGCAAGTAGCGGCAGACGCGGCACAAACCGCGCTGGACGTCATCGCTACCGACGAGGCGCGGGATGCGGCTGTCTTGGCGGGTGCGGCGGTCGGCAGTTATCCCAGCACAGTGACGGGGCTGGCCGGGACGACAAACGGCGAATACTTCTGGGTCGCGGCAAGCGGGTTCCTGACGCTCTACCTCAACAGCGCAGGCACGGCAGTTTCGCAAAGCGTCTCACTCCTGACGGGTGACAGTTTCGGGGCGCTTTACCTTCCTGCGCACATGTTTTCCCCGATCAGCAATGCCAGCACTGACATTGTGATCAAGCAGGACCGGCGTTTGCCATATTGGACCCTTCCCAAGGCGTCCGATGTGTTTCTTGGCATCGCGCTTGCGCTTCCAGCGCACTGGAACACAATGACGTGCGAGTTTCAGATCATTTCCGTCGCCAGTGCGTCCGGCAACGTAAGCCTTGGCTGTGAAACTGACGATTGGGTCACGGGGGATGACTTGAACGTTTCTCCCACGGGCGGCGCTACCGTAATTGGCGCGATGGCAACAGGCACCAACTTTGCCACCCTTCTGACGACATCAGCTTTTGCTTGCGACGCTACCAAGATGCGGACCATGCGTATCCGCCGCAACCGTTCCTCTGGGTCTGATACCTATGCCAGCGATATCGGGCTTATCGGTATCACTCTTCGCCGAGTGTCCTGATGCTGTATTCAGGCTTAGGGGGCAAACTGCGGAGACAGGCGCGGGCGACAATCCGCACTGCCCCCGGAATAGTCTACGCCACTTCAACGGCGGCAGGCGGGGGCATCGGGACGCGGGCCAGCCCCTACACGATCACAGAAGCCCTCGCCGCTGTGGATGGATTTGACGATCAGACTATTCGGATTCAGGCCACATCGGGCAATCCTTTGCGCGCTGAATATGCCTATGAAAGCGCATTCTCGCTGACCGTTGAGGGCTGGGACGACGAGCCTTGGCATCATTACGGGTCGGACGTGCAGACAAGCGGCTGGTCTGATCTGGGCGGCGGTATCTACAGCAAGACGTTGAACTACACATCCATTGGCAGACCGCTGGTAACGACGATGACTCAGACCATCGGGGATCGGTCTGACTGGTGGTACAAGCTGGTGCCAGCCACGGTTGCGACGACGCCCGGAGTGGGTGAGTACGGCTACGCCAGCAACGTGTGTTACGTTCGGCTTCCCGGCGATGCTGACCCAAATGGCCACACCATTGAAGTTCCCCGGCGAAACTACTGTTGGCGCGCTATCGGAGCGGGGCGTCTGACCGTGCGCGATTTTGTGCATCGTGCTTCGATTGTCGGAAACAGCATTGTCGGGCTTTCGACCAACCCAGACGGCACCGGCTACATGACGATGGAGGATGGTCTGTCGGAATACGGCGGGACGTTGGGCGGCTGCGTCATGGCGGGGGGCAAGTTCGAAAGCCTGATTTGCAGGCGCGTTGAAGCGTATCGGTCGGACAATGACGGGTTTAACATCAAGGCTCCCGTTCCGGGCGGGGCGGCAAATCTGGCACAGCTTTACGACTGTGACGGTAGCTATAATGGCGATCTGGTCAACGCCAGCGCGCAAGGCGCATCTGCGCATGAATCGAGCGTCATGGAACTGCATGGCGGGCGGTATGACTATAACGTTTCGGGCGGGATGGTCAGCATTGACACATCTATCAACCGCCTCATCGGCGACGGCCCAGATGGCGCGGTCTACATGGAAAACAACATGCGGCTCGGAAACACGGGCGGCACGATCACGGCTCAGGCAGCTTGCGCATGGATGGACACAACTACGGGCAGCGTCACCGGACCTGTCTATGTGCGAAACAACCAAGGCGTCGGCGTCCGGGTGGCGACGGTAAGCGCGGTGACGGGCCTGTCAAATATCGTATCGACCGGAAACGGCGCTGCGGACGTGATTGCATAACCAACGGCCCCCGACGACGCGCCAACGACGCCGAGGGCCTGACCACATCAAACGAAAGGACCGCTTGACATGGCTGCAAATAACAAGGGCGTGCGTTGCCCGGTTTACAAGGTAGGGAAATCATGACCGACGAGCCTTGGCACCTAGACAAGCGCGTGCCCGTTGCGCTGATCGTGACTGTTCTCAGCCAGTTTGCTTTGACGATCTGGCTGATCGCGGCGATGTCATCGGACATTGAATCGTTGAAAGCGTCGGACACGCGCCAGGACATGCAGATTGAAGCCATGCGTGACGCGGCGCAACAGATGGCGGTGCAGCTTGGCCGGATCGAGGAAATCAGCCTGAACACGCAGAAGGCCGTTGAAGGCTTGGCGCGTCAGTTGGAGGCGCGGCCTTGAACATCACTACATGGGCAACGACAGACGCCCTGCACATCTACAATGACGGCAAGCTTGTGGCCGTTGTGCCCGTCCGGCAGTTTCCCGCGCTGATCGAGGCGCTGGCAAGGATGCTGCCCCGATGATCAGCAAGGAAGACATCGAAGCCCTGCACGCCGTCAGGGAACGGATCAAGGCAGGTGTAACGCCTCACCGTGAAGCAACCCGCAAGGAATGGCTTGCCGTTCTGCGATGCGCGGTCTTTTACCAATCCGCTTTTGAGGCTTTGGCGGCGGACGCCATTGCGGATCACAAGCGGATCGAAGCAGGAATGAACCCCACATAGGAGCCTTGACCATGCGTTACGCTCTAGCCGCCTTGGCGGTCCTTTTCGCATTCCCGGCCCATGCACAAAGCTGCGGACCCCGTGCCGGACTTGAAGACATCATGCTCTCGCAGCATGGCGAAATGCGGGTGTCTGTCGCGCTGGACGCAGACAGCAACCTGATTGAGGTATGGGTCAACCCGGAAACGCGGCACTGGTCCGCCACGATGACCAAGCCGGACGGGACAGCGTGCTTTGTGTCATACGGGTATGATTACGAAGCCGTGCCTATCGGGGTGGACGGATAAATGGCTACCCCGCCCCTGTCGCGGGAACTGATGATTGAAACAGTAGAGGCATATCGAAGAAACGGGAACAACAAAGAGGCGGCGGCGCGAGAGTTGGGCATCCCGTCCGGAACCTATTGCAACCGCTTTCGCAAGGCACAAGCGGCGGGGTTGCTACTGACCGAAGGCCAGCGCGAAAGCATCGAAGCGGCCAAGCTGGACCCGATGACCGCGCAAGGCGGCTGGATCATCACGGACAAGGACGGCGAAATCATCCGCCGATCTACGCGGTGGAAAGCGGACGCCCCGGAGGATGATCCTGAGCGCATTCTAGGGGCCATCCGTGACGGGCTGGCGGACTTACCCCGCGCAATCGACTTACCCCCTGCCAGCGGCCCTGACGCGCTGTGCGCCGTGTTCCCTGTCGCTGATCTTCACATCGGGATGCTGGCCGATCAAGAGGAGGTCGGGGCCGATTGGGATACGAAGATAGCGCGGCGCGTGTTTGAAGAAACCTTTGCGCGCATTGTCAGCATGACGCCCCCGGCAGGAACAGCCATCCTGGCGCAACTCGGGGATCTTACGCATAACGACGATCAACGAAACATCACGCCCCAAAGCGGCCACCAGCTTGATGTGGATAGCCGATATTTCCTTATCCTGCGGCGGGCTGTAGCGGCCATGAAAGCGGCCATAGAAGCCCTGCGGCGGCGGTATCCGATGGTCATCTATCGCGGTTGTCGTGGAAATCACGACATCACTGCGCACTATGCCGTCACGCTTGCGCTGATGGAACACTACCGGGACGTTCCTGGCGTCCAGATCATTGACCACGCGGGCGAGTTCTACTTGCACGAGTTCGGCGCAAACATGATCCTGTTGCACCACGGCGACCGGGCCAAGCCTGACAGGCTGGTTCATTTCGCGGCGGCTGAGTGGCCGGAGGTATGGGGCCGAACCCGCTACCGGATTGCGCTGTCTGGGCATGTTCACCATGCGCGGGCGGTTGAAGTCGGCGGCATGTCGTTTGAATCGGTCGGAACCATTATCCCGCGTGACGCCTATGCACATTCGCACGCTTATTCAGCGCGGCGGGCTTTGGTCAGCATCACGCTCGACCGGGACCAAGGCGAAGTCAGCCGTGCGCGGGTGAATATCGCCTAGGCCATTTGGCATCGTTCCCGGCATTTTGTGCCACTTTCGTTAACACGTAACCGCGTACATGTCAGCGAAACCGGGTTTGACTAACATGAAATCGCAATCTGCGACATCAACAGGACATCGCTATGACCTATGAAATCCGCGCCAGACAGGCGCGATGTGCCGCGCTTGGCTTTTGGCCGGGGCCTATCGACGGCAAGGATGGCAGGCGCACCCAAGCGGCCTATGCGGCGGCTGTAGCGTCCCAAAGAATGAAGGGCATGCCCTTTCAGCATCCGTCCGGCTTGACCCGTATTCACCTACACTGGACGGGCGGGGGGCATAGCGCCAACGCAACTGACCGCAAGTCGTATCATGTCGTGATCGAAGGCAGCGGCAAGGAAATCATCTGCCATCCCGAGACGGAACGGCTGGCGCATACCTGGAACGCCAACGGCGGCGCGATTGGCATCAGCATGGCGTGCATGGCAGGCGCGGTCGAGCGGCCTTTTTCTTGGGGATCAGCCCCTATGACCACGGCACAACTGCACGGGCTGGCAAAAGCGGCGGCGCGGCTGGCGGGGCAATACGATATCCCGATCACGCCTTACTCTGTGCTTACCCATGCCGAAGTGCAGCCCGTTCTTGGGATCACCCAACGCAACAAGATTGACATCATGTGCTTGCCGGGAATGAACGAAATGCAAGACCCGATAAAAATCGGGGACAAGATACGGGCAATCATTGTCTCGTATCTGTGAATCTGTTATGATTCAACGGTGTAGAGGCAGATTGGCGTCCGCCTTCTACACCTAACCATAGGTCCGAACATTGGAGGTTCGAACATGGCTCGCAAAGCCTTACCAGCACAAGACGTGCTGTTGCAACTTTTGAATTATGACCCCGAAACCGGGGCGCTGACATGGCGCGAACGTCCTGATCATCCTGCATTCACAACGCGATGGGCTGGAAAACCTGCCTTTACCGCTCTTGAGCGTGGATACAAGCAAGGCCGGATTTTCATGGAATTGCACTATGCGCACCGGATCATCTGGCGGATGATGACTGGCGAGATTGCTCATGACGTTGACCACATCAACGGCGTTCGGTCTGACAACCGATGGTCAAATCTGCGATCTGTGACGCGGGCGGAAAATCTTCGCAACAGGCGCTTGGGGCCAGCCAACACGAGCGGAACGCACGGCGTGCAGTTTACTCAATGGGGTGCTTGGCAGGCATACATTGGGCACCAAAGCCGATCAATTTGCCTCGGTAGCTTCAAAACCAAAGAAGAAGCAATAGAGGCTCGGAAACGCGCTGAACGCGATCTTGGCTATCACGAGAACCACGGGCGCACAGCTTAAATCCCCGGCATGACGCAACCCGGCAACCCCAACGCGGTCGGGGATCGTATTCGTCAAATCATCCTTGGCTATGCAGGCCAGTAACCCGAAAGGCAAACACATGTCATTCCTTCCCCCCGAAAACACGGCCCCCGATCTGCCGCCCTTGCCGATCTGGCAAGCCCGGTCGTTTTGGCTGACCGTCACGGCGTTCTTTGGCTCAATCCTGCCATTGCTTGGCATCAACTGGCCGTGGGTCAATGACCCTGCAACCGTGGATACCATCATGCAAGTCGTGTCCGGTGTTGCCGCTGTGCTGGCCTTGCGCGAGCGTGCAAACCCGCATCGGCGGTTGACGATGAAATGACCCTGTCAGAATTTGCGCATTGGTTTTGCTACGGTCGCGCAGGCATGAGCCTGTGCGGTCGATCCTATCGGCTTCAACATATCCCTTTCTGGGCCGCATGGCGTCGGGTTTTTGACGCCTTAGCGTGGCCGTTTCAGCGCAGCCATTGCCGCCAGTCGTACTTCTACCACATTGAAAAACAGGCAGGACCGCCAAGTTAGTCAGCGGTCGTGGTGGGGGCATCGGTTGCGGTGAGGGCGGCGTTTATGGCGCGGGCGCGATCTACATAGCGGGCAAGTTCGGTCAACAATTCGGCCATAGCTTGCGACCCGACCGCGTTCCATGTGGCTGAACCGCCAGATAAAGCCGCGACTTTGAAGCGGCCAATGGCTGTGTGCATTACGGCTTGCCAGCCGTCGTCAAGCGGCTTTGTCAGCGCACCCCGCAACCGTTCGTTCTCGGCCTTAAGTGCGTCGAATAGATCGCCCCGGACGTAGGTAGCAAATGTGTCAACGCCATGCGTGACGATCCTGATCTTCATCCGTTCCGGTGCATCCTGGCGGGTCATGGGGCGGCTTCCTGTGGTGCGCGGGTGTTCCATGCCAGCATGACCTTGTCTCTATCGCCACGCTCCACCGCAATAGGCCCGACCACTTCGCACCGATGGATAAGACGCCAGGCGCCCAATATTTTTGTGGCGTCTGTAAGACTGTCCACACGGCTCCCGCAAAACGGGCACGGCAAGAGTTTATCGGTCATCACATCCCCCTCTCTGCGCCGGGTGGCTGTAGTTTTGCCATGATGTCGTCAATGTCCTGTTGCGTGATGTGATCGGGGCGGCGGTATGCTCGTCCGATGGTGCTGTGAAGATCAGCCCAAGACTTGGCAAGAGCGGTCGATTCCTCGTATTCGGCTTGAGACGTCCAAACGCGGCCCGGCTCCCCTGCATCCGATTCAAGATACATGCCGTCGGCGTCGAACCTTTCTGGCCAACCCCTGCCGTTGAACGTAATCCAGCGCCGCCCGATCTTCTCAATCGTGCCAACGTAGGGCTTGCCCATTCGATTAGGCGGCACAACATAGACCGTCATGCCGACCTGCCAGCCGTTCGGGTGTCTGTCCATCAAGCGACCCTCCAAAAGCGTTTGCCAAATTCCTGCCACATGGCGGCGCAAAGTCTTGCTTTGTTCTGCGCGTCGGGCTTGCTCATCATGCGCCGTCTTGCGTTGATTTTGTTAGGTTTTATGGTGCTGCAAGAGAGGATTGAACTCTCGACCTCTCCCTTACCAAGGGAGTCGCAAAACCCCACAACCCCTTGCCATTGCATATCATTTCCCGTTGTCATTGTCCACCTGTGTCATCCGCTTGCCAAATGTTTGTGAAGCGCGTTCGGCAGAATCAGCCGGGTGTTCGTATGTATCGGCCACGATCCGGGTCGATTTCCACCCCCCGGCGTCCGCGATTGCCTTTGTTGACCATCCCGCGTCGGCCAGCGTCGTTGCGAAGCTATGCCGCCCCGGTTGATGCGTGCCCAAGTATTCCACCCCTGCTTTTTTGGCCGCACGGCGCAAGGTCGGGTACAGGCTGGACCGCTTCACATATCCAAACAACAGGCCATGCCGGGGCTGTAGATCGGCTATCAGCGCGGCCATTTCATCGCTTAAGTATGCCGTCGCCGGGTCGCCGTTCTTCGTCTCGGCAATATGCACGCGCCTTCCGTCCAAATCGGCAGGCGTCAAGGCTAAGGCTTCCGACACGCGACGGCCTGTCTGGTGCAGGAACAACATCAGCGCGAACAGCGGCGGCGGCAAGTGCGGGCGCATGGCGTCGAGATAGGCGCGATCTACGGCCCGCCTGATAGGCTTCTTGACCTTGAAGCCATCAACCCTCATCGCGGGACACCATCCCTGTTTGTGGCCAAAATTGACCACAGCGCGGGCGGGCGTGATGGCTTGGCGATTGACCGTTGCGGGCTTCGCCGCTGGATATGCCTTCAACGCGGCTGACCGGATCATTGCCGGGGTCACGTCCTTGAGGCGGACGGTCGCAAGCTGTTCAGTGATCTTGACCAGAAACCGCACATCGCCCCCGTTCTTTGCATATGCCAAGGCGCATTCTTCAAACGTCATCACATCGGCGGGGCCGTACAGGCTTGACCGCCACAAGCGCGATTCTAGGTGCGCCCTTGCTTCCTCTGCTTTTCGATGGTCCGTAGTTCCGAGAGCGCGGCGGATGCGTTTACCATCAGGCGCGGTTCCGTGGGCGTAGGCCCAACCTTCGATCCATTTGATCTTGAGGCGCATTCGTGCATGTCTCTCCGAAGCGTGGCAATGTGTTCGGGATAGAACACTTTGCGGTTGCCCCGCTGTTCAAATGTGTCCCGGCCCTTGAGGAACTCTTGCAAGGTACGCAGCGACACGCCCAAAGCAAGCGCGGCTTCCTTGATGTCAAGCGGCTGGACAACCCAGGACGGTCGGGCGGCGGGCATCAGGGGTGCCTCTCAATCATGTGCTTTCGGGCGCGCTGTTCCCATTCATACAGGTCTTTGGAAAACTGCTCCTCGGCCCAAAGGGTCGGCGTCAAAGAGCGTGTTTCGATTTGGTCATAGGGTTCGGCATTGGCATTGTGATATTCGACATGACGGTCAAAGACGCCATGCCGCTGCCATCCTTCCGGGTTCTTACTTACTGCCAGCGTATCGGCGCGGCGCTGGATGCCGTCGAGCGTCCGCCCCCGCACGGTAAGGTCAAGCGCCTCATTGAGTAGGGCTTGGCAGATAGGGCATGTATCAGGGTGCGGGACGGCGGCGGGCATCAGGGGGTGTCCTCTGACAACATGGCCTGCCACTCCGCATCGAGTGCCTTGATCCGATCATATGTCAGTTGGTTCGGGCCATAGGGCCATGCATCTTGTCGCTTTCTTTCGGCCATTTCCAGAGAGAGACGGCCCTTGAATGTGATCCCGCTGTCATACCAGACCTTGAAGCACTGATGGCATAGCCGATCAGTGACAGGGCTTGTCGGGGTGCAGCAATTGCATTCCATCAAAAAAGGCCCGTGCATCACTGCCCCTCCTTTGCCAGTGCGGCGCGGGCCAATTCTTCCGCTGCATCAAGAGCGGGCCAAGGGTATGCCAGTTGAGCGTTTGCCCTGACACATGCAGCAAAACCTGTTTCCCCGCAGACAGCATGGACCATTGCGCCCAAAGCCCCCCGCAGCCTTTCCACCTCTGCCCGCAGCGCGGCGGCTTCCGCCTGTGCCTTTTCGGTGCGGGCTTGCAGGGCCAGATAGTCGCTTTCCTCGACGAATACGACATGGGTCATGGAATACGGCGCAAACGCCCAAACTCCGCCTTCGGAATTTGTCGCCTCAGTGAATATCCGCATTGGCTTGCCGTCACTCATCTTGCACCCCCGGCAGCGGTGTCAGTTTGACAAGCCGCACCAATCCCATCTGGCGGCGCGATATGGCGTCTGCGTCCGCCAGCGCATGAGCGCGTCCGCGTGTATAGTCCGCGTCGTGCGGGTGGAATCCGGTGTTCTTGGCAGTCATGTCTTTCCCTCCGGTAGCGGGGCGAAGGCGGTGGGGGTCACTGGCCTGCATTCGTAGCAGTCCACCCACCCTTCGTCGTCGTGCACAATCTGCATCCATACAATGCCGACTTTGCCAAGGCACTCCGTCCCGTGTGGCGGATAAGGCGGCGTCCAGGCGGTCAGGGTGGCGATCTGCGCCTCAAGGGCGGCAATGGTGTCCATCATGTCGTATCCCGTGCCAAAGTTGCGCGGGCCTAGATGGTAAGTCGGTATCTGGGTCATGGCGTGTCACCCCGCGCTGCGATCATGGCCTTCAACCGTTCCGCAGTTGCATCGCATTGCGCGATATGTGCGTCATAGGCTGAAAGGGCGTTGTATGCGGCAACCCATTCAGGGGTATCTTTGAGCCTCACCCCCCTTTCGTCGCGCCAAATCCCGTGGGTCATCGCGCCGTCAATTTCCTCGACAATGCGCCTCAACCCGCGCATGGCGTCTGCCATTTCTTCTTCGTGGTCACTCATTCCTTGCGTCCTTTTGGGTTGAACACCGCCACGCTTACCGGGCGGGATATCGTATCGCGCCGCCATGAAACGCGGCCTTGCTTCATCAGATCGGCGGGGGTCAAAATCGTAATCGTCATAACAAGTCCTTGGGGGTTAGAGGAAAATCCAGTTCAGTGCGGCAATCACGGGAACGCAGATCATCAGCGCGCAAACCGCAAGCCACACGATGACGTAAGACGGTTCGTCGTCCGTGCGCAGATCGGCAAAGCGGGCTGGCTGCTCACGCTGGCGGGCCATTGCGTCGCGTCGCTCCTGCCGTTCGATCATGTCGCGGATGACGCACATGGGCATTGTTCCACGGTCTAGGGGATCGCGGGTCATTTGACCCTCCAAACGCGAACGCCTTTTATCCCGTTTTCTGTGCATTCCTTTGTGGTGAATACAACGCCCATCCTTCGGCCAGCCTTATCTGCGCCAATATTCTGCCCCGTCATGTTTGGGGCAAAGAAACTCTGACCAACCTTCATGTTGTGCCAAGGATACTTGGCGCGGACCTTCCCCGGCTTTCCTTCTTCCCAATCTGGCAACGGGTATTCGTCTGACAGTTCAAAAATCATGCTGCGTCCCTCCGCGCATCGGCTGCATCGCAAGCCGCTTGTTCAAGGCTTTCGCTGGCGTTCTCGATCAAGTCATCGGCGGACGGCGTGATGTATGGGATCAGCCAATCCGGGCAATCCACGGCCTTGCCATCAACCCGCAATTCGGTCAGCGCCAAGTCATAGACATAAGGCGCTTCTGGCGGGTCAATGCGGCTTCCCCGATAGCCGGGGTCAACTTGGTATGACCAATCGGCCTCAGCGGGCCATTCGGCAAGCTCGTGCGATGATGTGTAATGGTAGGTCATCACTGATCCCCCAACAGATGACCGCGCCCCGCCTTGCGGATGCATTCGGCCAGATACGGCGCGCTGGACGGGTATCCTTCCCGCTGGCGCTGATCGTGCTGCGCTTCGGCCTCCATGGCCTGCAATTCTGCCAGCAAATCGGCGCGATATTCCGCGTCCTGCGACATGACCCATGCGGCGATTTCATCGACATGCACCAGGTCACGGTCGCGGATCATCCGGAAAGCGTGATTGATCTGGGCCAGCGTGGGGTTGTCGGTCCTGATCTGCGCCATGATGGCGCGGGCGTTCGTTTCGGCAGCGGTCATTCTGCGGCATCCTTCACAAAACCTGTCGGCTTGGCCGGGGCCAATTCGATCAATTGGAACAGTGGCGCTTTCCATTTCTGCCACCACGCCAAAGCCTTGACGCCATCCATCTGCCGGATTTGCGCGTCAGAAAATGCTGCCCATTCCGCATGGGTATGGCGCCGGCATCCGATCTGGATCACATCAGCCGTGTATGTGATCGGATAGGTGTCGAGTTGCAGACACTTGACATAATCATTGATGCCGCTGGCCCCGTTGAGGTTGGCCCCGTTGAGGTTGGCCCCGTTGAGGTTGGCCCCGTTGAGGTTGGCCCCGTTGAGGCTGGCCCCGTCGAGGCTGGCCCTGTAGAGGTTGGCCCTGTAGAGGTTGGCCCCGTAGAGGCTGGCCCCGTTGAGGTTGGCCCCGTCGAGGCTGGCCCCGTCGAGGCTGGCCCCGTCGAGGCTGGCCCTGTAGAGGT